CGGCGGTGGTCGTACTCCTGTCGTTATCTCTGAGGTACTTTCAACCTTTCAGGATCCAGCTGATGCTGGAAACCCCCAAGGCAATATGTCCGGTCATGGTATCTCTGTTGGGAATCAAAATGGTTTCTCTCGGAGGTTTGAGGAACACGGTTATATCATTGGGGTCCTCTCTGTTCTCCCTCGCACTTCATATCAGCAAGGCCTACCTCGTAAGTTCGTACGCTTTGATAAGTTCGATCGCTTCTGGCCTGAGTTTGCACATCTTGGAGAACAGGAAATTCATGACTCTGAAATCTTCTGGGACGCTGCTGACAACGTACGTTATAACACTACGTTCGGGTATCAGTCTCGTTACGCGGAATATAAATTCGGTCAGTCGACCTCTCATGGCGATTTCCGGGACTCGTTAGCGTTCTGGACTATGACTCGTATATTTGGTGCGCGTCCCAACCTTAATGAGCAGTTCATTACCTCTGACCCAACGCAACGCATCTTCGCAGTCGAAGATCCTTCGGTGCACAAGCTATGGGTGCAAGTATTTAATAATGTGTCTGCTCTTCGTCCGATGCCATATTACGGTACACCTTCACTATAATGTATCTGTCGTTAAAAACAAACAGCACGTTTGCCCTGGTACCGTCCCGTCGCGGGGCGGTTCCAAGGCAAATGATGCAAGCCGTTTCGGCGCGCTAAGTGTTAAACAACTAAAACAAAAACAAAAATGAAAACTCAAAAAGGACGTGAAATCTATGACGATTTCGTAAAGTCAAAACAACATGAATCTGTTCCTGTGGAACCAGATATCTCTCCGCGACAACTGTCGCTATTCCCTCGTATTCGTTCAACTCGGCGCTTTGCGCTCGAGAAAAAAGACGTAGAAAATGGAGGTGGTATCTCTCTCACTGTACCCGATGATGCTTATACTATTCGGGAACTCTTGGAAAAATTTACCAATGGTGTTGACCCTTCGGTATCAAAAACACCTATCTATCCTGAAAATGATGCTGACTTCGATGACGCTGATCTCGAGGAAGTAAACCGTATGGACATTCAGGAACGCGATGAATATCGCAACTCTATCTCTGAAAAAATCAACTCTCTCAACTCTAACCTAAAATCTCAACGCACGGAACGTGCAAAAAAGGAGAAAGAACGGAAGAACCTTGGTGCGTCCGAAAATCAAAACAAAAATGATGACTCGTCATCAAAAAAAATAATCAAATCTTATAAGTATGAAAATGATGATGCCCGGCCCGGGCCGGACCGATTGCCCAAACCTGAGCCCGTAGAACGTTCGAGAAGGAGGAGCGAAGCGGACGACGCCGAGAACGAATGAAGGGCGCTGAGGGCAAATTTGGGCCGGCCCGAGGCCGACCATAGCTCACTCGTTGAGGTATGAAAAAGCACTATACTATCTTGATATATTAGTGCTAAGTGACACCTCACTTAAAATCAACACTTTACGTAGTAAATGTTAAACCAATCAAAAATTCTATGAATCTAACTGATGGTGCTGGCTCTGGACCTAATCCGGATGCCAATGTGCCAAGCGGTATAACCGCGGCACTTCTGCCCTCTATAGGGCCTGTAATTCAGTCGGTGCTTGAGGCAAAAAATGCCCAACAAAACACTGATAAAACTATCGCGGCAAATAAAGAGTTAGCGCAGTATGGCTACTCAAAAGACCTTGAACAATGGAACAGGTCTAACGCGTACAATACCCCGCAGGCGCAAATGGATCGCCTCAAAATCGCGGGGTTAAATCCAAATCTGGTATACGGTTCGGGATCTGCGTCCGGCAATACTACGCCGGCGCAATCGCCCAGGTATCAAGCCCCGACCGTTCAATACAACTATAAAAATCCTGTCAATGCTATGGCAATGACTTCGGCCTATCAGGACATGCAGATGAGGCAAGCCGAGATCGATAACGTCCGGGCCAATACTATGGCGACTGTACAAAAAGCAAAAAATGATATCATCCGCGAGCGACTGCTCGGCTTGGATGAGTACGGTCGACCGTCTCTAAACTCTATCCTTGACTCTAAGGCAAGGCTGGCTTACAACTCTGTACCTTATCAGCTATCAATGCAACAAAATCAAGTTCGTCAAGGCGAACTGCAAAACGATCTCGCTTTGCAAGGCATTGCTCTTGGTAAAAAAAATCTGGCTGGTGCTGATCTGGAAAATGAACGTAAGCGTTTGGACAATCAATTCAAGCGTTACGAAAATGAATGGCGTAAAATGGGAATCACGTCTAGTGATAACCCTCTCTTCCGTGTGTTCGGTCGTCTTATGAATGAAGCGGATATCGCTTCTCCTGGTGAACTGATCAAGCGTATGCTTTCACCTGGTAATTTCTCTGACGTGGGATCCTCTGGGCCTATGATGAAGCCCAAAAAGAAGTCTACTCATCAAATGGAATAAAAAGGCGCAACTTTACTCGAGTTCACAATTTAAACAATCAACTATATGAGGTATGGAAAAAAAAGACGTTATGGAAAATCTCGTTCACCTCGCGGAAGACGTGGCTCTGGCCGTCGTCGTCGCGGCAAGCGTGTACGCTCTTACTCTGTTTCTCGCGGTGGTATTCGTCTCTAGTCAATGAGATGTATCTCGCCTATTCGGTTACGGTCCGGCCAATTCGTGCCCTGTGCAAAGTGTAATTTCTGTCTCGCTAAGCGTAGGTCTGATTGGTCGGTTCGTCTCCGACAGGAACTTAAGACAGCCTGGTCTGCTGTCTTTATTACCGTTACTTACTCTGACTTTCATCAACCCCTCAATTCCTATGGAGAAGGGGAACTATGTAAGTATGACCTGCAATGTTTCTTCAAGCGTGTACGCAAAGCCCAGGCTAATTGTCTCCTGGCTGAAACTATGCCCTCTGTACGATACTATGCTGTTGGCGAGTATGGGACTAATACAAAACGTCCTCATTATCATGCTATTGTATTCAATCTGCACTCAAAAGTGGTGTTCAAACTCCACGAGATATGGGGACTTGGTAACGTCCACATTGGTGCCGCTAATGGAGCGACTATACACTATACAACCAAGTACATGATTAATCGGGATCAGGACTATGGTAGAAGGGCGAAGCCCTTCACTTGTATATCAAATCGCTCCGGTGGTCTTGGCAAATCGTATCTGGATACTCGCGGGAAAATGGATACCAACCCTGAATACATGATTCAGGATGGGTTCAAAGTTGGCCTTCCGCGCTACTTCAAAGACAAACTCTTCACTCAGACAGAAAGACTGCTAATGCAGGTAGGCGCTACGCGCCAATTCGAGGCGAAGGAACTCCAGGAGATTCTTCGTATATCGGCTGTGCATCCCGATCCTCAAGCCTATATGTTGGAACAAGTTCGTTTCCAACATGATGCTATCACTCGTAAAGTAAATTCTAAAAACAAATTCTAATGGGACTATTTGATTCAATACGGCTACGCCGTCCAAAGCTGAACAAGTTCAATCTATCTCATGAACGAAAGCTAACAATGAACATGGGAGATCTCGTGCCAATACTATTCGAGGAAGTACTTCCCGGTGATAAATTCCGGGTCTCTCCTGAAATCCTAATCCGCCTGGCTCCTATGTTGGCACCTGTTTATGCCCGTTGCAACGCCAAAGTCGAGTTTTTCTTCGTGCCGGAACGTCTGGTATGGAACGAATTCGAAAATCATATCACGGGCGGACCTGATGGAACTCTTGACCCACCCTTGCCGTACTTTCCTGTAAGTGATGCGAACAAGCATCTATTGGCAAAGGGTTCACTCGCTGATTACATGGGTATTCCACCACAAGCTGACGTACCTGTCATTGCTCCAAACATGGGCTTCACTGTGCAAGGCTTTCGCGCTTATCAACTTATCTGGGATAACTACTATCGCGATCAAAACTTACAGCCTTCACTGAATATCTCGCTCGCTGGTGGTCCTGTCTCTGATCTTGAACTTGAAAAGATCATGACTCTCCGAAAACGTGCATGGGAGAAAGACTACTTTACCTCTGCGCTCCCTTGGGCGCAACGTGGTGGTGCCGTGGAAATTCCTCTTGCTGGTGGTACGGTTAATTATATGCCGACTTCAAAAGTGTATCAAACTTCTGGTGCTCCCCCTCCCGGTCCCGGTGATAAACTCGTCTCTGGCGGTGTTACCGCAGAAGATCTCTACTTGGATGATGGGACCGGAACTAATAAAAGTGGTCGTATCGAAAATATCGAGGACATAGAACTTGAAGCGGTTACTATCAATGAACTTCGTAGAGCTGTCCGTCTCCAGGAGTGGCTCGAAAAAAATGCCCGTGGCGGTGCCCGTTACATAGAGCAAATTCTATCACACTTTGGTGTGCGCTCTTCTGACGCTCGTCTCCAACGTCCTGAGTTTCTCGGCGGTGGTCGTACTCCTGTCGTT